CTTAAAACCCCCGTCATTTTGTCTCCCGATGACTTCTACGAAAAAGCCGAGCCGCTCTCTACGGGGCTTCCCGCACTTGACGCGGCTGTCGGCATTGGCGGGTTTCCGCGCGGGCGCATTGTGGAGATTTACGGCGCGCCGAGCAGTTGCAAATCAGCGCTGGCTTTTTGCGTCATTGCCACCGCGCAGAAAAAAGGGATGCGCTGTTATTTCGCGGATGCCGAGATGACTTTTCTTTCCGACTACGCGGAATCGCTTGGAGTGGATGTCAAAAAACTTCCGATAATTCGTGGACAGTTTGCCGAGACATATTTTGAGGCGATAGAGATGCTCGCAAAAGAGAAGGCGGCGGATGTGGTGATCTTGGACTCGCTTGATGCGTGTGTTCCGCGTTCGGAGATGGAGGCAGTGCTGGTGGAGAAGAGTTATCCCGTGAAGGCGATACTTGTCTCGCGCTTTCTGCGCCGCCTCATTCAGCCGCTCAAAGAGAGTAAGATGCTTTTGATTATTCTAAATCAAACGCGAATAAATGTTCTTAACGGCACAGAATACACTACAGGCGGGAAAGGACTTGGTTTCTATACTTCCGTCCGCCTACGGCTTAAACAGGTCTTCCATAACCCGCTTATTACGCAGGGAGGGCTGACAATCGGCAAGAAGATTGAAGTCGAGATAATGAAAAACAAAGTCGGCAGACCAAATGGAAAGTTCATCGCTTCGTTCTTTATCGGCAAGGGTTTTTCGGCTGAAATGGAATTGGTGGAACGTGCAATTTCTCTGGGGAAAATTGAGAAGCGGGGGCAGGTTCTGTGGTTTGGAGAGGTGAAACTGGGGCGTGGCGCGAACTCCGCGCGGGAGTTCCTGGAGGAGAACGAGGAGGTAAAGTTGGCGTTGGAGTTATCAACGGTTGCGTGAGGGAGCGGGGGTGGTAGAATATCTTGTATGAAACAAACGATAAGGAACAACAATATAATTTTGTTCGCAACGAGCAGTAGTGCGTCATTGGCTCTTATCGGCCAGTTTCAGCGTACTACTGCTCTTTGCGTGTAAAAATATGTCGTTTATACCAAACACAACGCCAACTCCTAATTGGCTATATAACGGAGAAATGAAGAAAATGTCTGATGTGGAATTGCGTGTCGTTTTACTCGTTACGAGATATACTCTTGGTTGGATTGCTGATGAAACAACAGGTATGAGAAGACAAGAGGACTGGATAAGCCATATAATGTTGATGAGAAAAACCGGTAAAAGTAGTAGGGCAATTTCCTACGCAATAGCAGGTTGCGTTAAACACGGCTGGATAGAGACGAGAGATAAAGAGGGGAAATTATTACAAACACCAGAAGAAAGGCGGAGAAGACGGGTCTTTTATCGTCTCGGAAACATTTTTACAGATAAGTTAAAATCTACCGCAAATAGTGCGGTAGATAGCAATCTACCGCAAATGACGACAAGATCTACCGCAAATGACGACACCAATCTACCGCAACCGTTGCGGAATATAAAAGAAACTCTTATAAAAGAAACTCTTAGAAAAAGAGATGCTTCGCTTTCAAAAGAACTTTTAAGAGCCGAGAAAGACCCCGAAGTTATGAGCTTTGCGGAATACCGCAAGTTGGCTTCCCCCCCGCAACAAAAGGCGGCGACCCCCCCCATTGTCCGAGAGTTTATCGCTCATCTCAAAAAGAAGCGCGACATCGCCACTTTGGACGGAATGGGAAATGAGAAACACGGGGCGGAGTTTTTGGGGAAGTTCCGCGAGCAACTGGTGAAGTGGAAACTGCCGACAGACGATACAACTGTTCTACGGCACTATGACGGCTTTTTGGATAAGGTTCTCTCCGACCAGTTTCATTCACAAAATCTTACTTCAATGCGGTATCTCAATAATAATTTTAACAAACTGATTATTCTTACTTCGTGATGTTAGAAACCGCAAAAAAATACATTTCCAAAGGCGTGTCCGTCATTCCTGTGAAAGCCGATAAAAGACCCGCTCTTGAATCGTGGAAAGAATACCAATCGCGTCTCGCTACCGAAGAGGAGTTGGTGAAGTGGTTTTCGGCAACGCAAAATGGTATCGGAATTGTAACGGGCAAGCTCTCAAATTTGTCCGTGGTGGATGTGGATGTAAAGAACGGCGGGACTCCGAAAGGATTACCTCCGACACTTACGGCAAAGACGCAGTCGGGCGGCTGGCATTTTTATTACCGTTATTTAGAGGGGTTGCCGAATAAAGCGGGAATACGGCAAGGCATAGATATTCGTTCAGACGGCGGGTATGTGGTTGCGCCTCCGAGCAAAGGCGAGAAAGGAAATTACGAATGGACGCTTATTGAAGAACCCCAGCCGTTTCCCGCAGATGTCTTGCAAGTGGAAATTGGTAAATCTTCTGTGGATTGGAAAACAGTCGCGGAAGGAGTGGAAAAAGGAAACCGCAATGAAACGGCGGCAAAGTTTATCGGGAAACTTCTTGCCTCTTTCAAGCGCGAGGAGTGGGAGAGCGCGGTGTGGCTTACCGTCTTGAATTGGAATAGGGCGAATACGCCTCCGTTACCCGAACGGGAACTCCGTGCTGTTTTTAATTCCATAGCGAGCAGAGAAACAAAAAAACAGGCGAGCGAGAAAGAGGATGACGCGCCCGTGGTGCTGATGTCGGAAGCGGCAAAGAAGTTCACTACCGACCTTTCTGTCGCGTACCCGACAGGATTTATCGTTTTGGATACCGCGCTCGGAGGCGGCTTTCGGGACGGCAACCTCGTTCTTGTTGTCGGCGAGACGGGACACGGCAAATCGTTGTTGGCTCGGACGCTTACCTATAATCTGCTTAAAAAAAGAATAACAAGCGTGTGGTTCACTTTTGAGCTTACCATTCAGGAGATGTGGGAGAAGTTTCTTGAAATGGGAAAGGAGAATGAAAAAATGGTGGATGCTTCGCCCGTCTATACTCCCGAACGCAATGTGTCCCGAAAACTCCAATGGTTGAAAAAGAAAATCGTGGAAGCGCGGGAACAGTACAAGTGCAAAATCGTGTTTATAGACCATCTCGGTTTTTTACTCGGAGAATATGATGGCAACCCCGATACTCGCGGATTATCCAATTCTCTCGCAACGGTTATCGGTTTAATCTGCCGCGACCTCAAAACAATCGCCATTCAGGAGAGTGTGGTCATCGTTCTTTTGTGGCATCTGAAAAAATTGTCGGAGAATAAAAGAGAGCCCGATAACTCGGACATTAAGGATTCAAGTGGTGTGGCGCAAGAGAGCGATGTGGTGATTAGTATTTCGCGTGAAAAACTTTCAACGAAAGGATATGTGGAAGATGTGGACGATGTGTTCGGCAAAGATGCTTTCGTGAAGATGATAAAAAATCGGAGGACAGGAGTTCTCAAACGATTTAAGGTGGCGTTTGTGGACGGCTGTTTGGTTGAACCTGAAAGCGTAAAGCAAGCAAGTCAAGCCGATAAGGATTTTGAGGAAACTTGGTAAGATGGATTTTGAACGAATAAAATGCTCTGCGTGCGATAACGAGTGGGAAGTTGTGGAACGGCAACCCGACCCCGCGTTTTTGCGTTTTGAGAAAGGGGAAAAGATTTTTGATATTTGATATGGAACGGGAACGGTACGGTTTATTCCGAAGAAAGGCGTGTGGGAAAATAAGTTTTATCGGGATAATACGATTGTGGACATTGAGGAATTACTTGAAAAACTATGACCGAAAAACAAACTCTTAAAACTCTGCTCCGCTACTGCAAAGCCCGCATCCGCGAACTCCCGAAAGGTCGGCGTGGATATTACTGGCGGTTGAAAGCGAATTTTGAGCGGTTGTTGTACGGCTCGGTGATGCGCGTAGATACCCGTCAGAAGCCCAAAATTGACTTATAGCGCATTTTTTATGCCTCCTGCACCCTCTACCACCTTTTTGCGCGAAACAGCGAATTTGGCGCGAAACATCCAAGCCGCGTTCTGGGAGCTGGCAAAACGGCTGTGCAGAATCAAAGGCGAGGAATTATGGGTCGGAACTTTCGCCTCTTATGACGACTTCTTGGAGGAGTTGCAGATTAGCCGCGCAATGGACACGAAACTGCGGACTGTGTTTCTGCGGTTCAAAGATACAGTTTCCCCAGGGAAAATCGCGGAGATAGGGATTACGAAGCTGTATCTGATTGCGAGTCGGTGCGAGGATAGTGAAAAAGCGGCGGCGTTCGTAGAGGTAGCGGCACAACTTGGACGCTCCGATTTACAAGAAGCAATCCGCGAGGACAAGTTTGGGACGCACGAATGCAAAGGAAACGAGGTAACTTTTATGATTTGCGGTTCCTGCTCCCGATGGATAAGAATTAAAAGCAAATAATGGAAAAATACCTCAACCAAATCATTTGCGGAGACAGCTTGGAAGTGTTGCGGGGGATCCCGAGCGAGAGCGTGGACTGCCTCATTACGAGTCCGCCGTACTGGAATCTGCGCGATTACAACATCGAAGGACAGCTAGGGCTTGAACCGACATTCCACGAATATATCTCAAAACTTTGCGATATGTTTGATGAAGTAAAACGCGTCTTGAAATCAAAGGGAACTTGCTTTGTGAACCTCGGTGATCCCTATTCGGGAAACAAAAACGGAAAGACGGATAACAAAGTATCGGAGTACCTGAAAAAAACTTCTTCCGGAATCCGGAAGAAGGCAACGATTCAAGAAAAATGCTTGTGCCAGATTCCTTCTCGTTTTGCAATAGAAATGTGCGAACGAGATTGGATTCTCCGTAACACAATAATTTGGCACAAAAAGAACGCAATGCCTAGCTCGGTACTTGACCGACTAACAAACAAATACGAACAAGTCTTTTTCTTCACAAAATCGTCCCGTTACTTTTTTGATATTAACTCAATACGAGTCCCATTTGAGACAGACGAAAAAAGACCGAATGGACTAGAACGAAATCGTGAACATGACTACAACAGCAAGTTCAACACATTACAGGCAGAAAAAATAGGTTCGCCAAGAGCAAGAATATCAAAAAAGTTCAACACCACGGCGGGAACAAAGACGCGGGAGCAGGAGGAACAAGCTAACCGTTTCGGGATTCGTAGGAATCCCGAAACGGTGTATGACAGAAATCCTAAAGGGAAGAATCCGGGGGATGTGTGGACTCTTGTTTCTGAACCTTATCCTGACGCTCACTTTGCGATGTTCCCGCAGAAGTTGATTGAACCTATGATACTCGCCGGATGTCCTGTGGGGGGGGTCGTACTTGATTGCTTCATGGGCGCGGGAACCACCGCAGTAGTAGCGAAAAAGCTAGGAAGGAACTACATCGGCATCGAACTCAACCCCGAATACATCAAAATCGCAGAGCAGAGAATCGCCGCCACCACCCCGCCGCTTTGGTAATTCACTATGACCGAAACAAAACCGAAAGGAATCCCGCCCGAATTGCTTGTGAAGATACGCTCCGAGCCGTGGTACGAAAAATGCGCGCTCACAGGCAGATGTCCCGTTCAAATTCATCATCACTTGCGCTATCAAGGACGAAAATTGCAAGAGTTGTTCTCGCTGATTCCCCTCCATCCCGATATTCACGCCCGCGTCCACGAAAAAGAGATACGGGAGAAATGCGACAAAATTGTATGGGACAGGGCAACGGAGGAGGAGCGAAAAAAGTATGGTCTCAACTGAAAAAACAACGCAACGGGCAATTACCGATTATTTGTCCTTTAGAAAAAAACTTTGGTGGCGGAATAACACAGGCGCGTATGCGAATGAATACAAGGGAAAAAGATACTATGTCCGATATGGAGAAACGGGAAGCCCCGATGTATATGTCCTTGATATGGGTGTCCTTTACGGTATAGAGGTGAAAGATGTAAAAGGCAAACTGTCCGAAGCCCAAGTGTCCTTTAGAGAGCGATTTGAGAAAGCGGGAGGGCGGTACATTCTTGCCAAAAGTTTAGATGATGTTGTAACTCGGCTCTGATTTTCCCCGGGGAAAATGATACAAAAACCGCCCCATTTTTGAGGCGGTAATTGCTCCCAGCTAATATCGTCCATCGGCTATTTAAGCCCAAACGCTTTTCTAATGCCCGATAAATAGTCCTCTGTGTCGCTTATGTTGAAGCAACCGAGAAATGAGGACATCCAGCGTTCGCAGACGCCCTTAAACCCGTATTTATCCGTAACGGTAACGCCTACACTTACTAACGGAGTTTGATAGCCCGTCAGTCCCCAGCTTTGCATTATCGCCATTGGGTCCATGTTACCGCAGTTCGCGCCGAACGACTGTGAAGTGAGCGCGATAACTCCCGCCGTAGTGCTTGCCACTTCCGCTACAAGGGTGTTTTGTCCCAGAAACGGCCCAGACGATGTTACCTGCCACGAGCTATCACCTGATGAAAATGTCGCGATAACTTGCTCGTTCAGCTTAATTCGGAGCGTATCGGGGACGCTGTAGCCAGCTGTGCCGCGAAATACCGCAGAACTGCACACTGTTGGGATAATATCGGCCGTTACGCTTGCGGCTTGTGCCGTAAACGGCAAGATAACTGCGATTGTGAGTATTCCTATGATGATTTTATTCATTGTTTTATTTCATTATCTGCTAATGTCCGACCTTTTTCGCGCTGTTCTCCCGCACGCGCGTGAACGGGACGCCACCTTGCCAACGACGCTTTTCTTGCGCTCATTATGCGCTCTTCAGGCGTTAGTTTGGCGTTTGTGATTTGCGCGCCTCTCGCGCCCAGACAACGGGCGCACGATAGCGAATTGCCGCAGATTTTACACAGCGCCTCGCTGATTGCCTCTATGGGGCTATTTCCAAAACCATGTATCGTGCCGTTGCTCGTGTTTTGCTCGGCATGGTAGCGGTTTCTTTGTTCGCTTTTGGTGATTTTCACGACAATATAAGTTAGCCGATAAGCCCAGATTGTCCGTCCAGATACACGACCACAAGGAAGCCGAGAATGAGGAGGAGGGCGATGAGGGCATATTTCGCGCGCTGTAGGGCAAGGGCGCGCTTGTAGGAGGGCAAGGGATGGCCGAGGGTGAAGCCGATATCTTGGGGGATTTTCATAGTTTTATGAGATACACTTTTCCGATAATTGTCCGGCTCATTTGCTTACGCTATCGTACCTAAATGCTTTGTCCTCAGCTTCTTCAATCTCTTTTCCGATAGTGTTCATAATCTCAATAGCTCTCGCGTCAAGGAAAGACGCGCCCCAGTTGATTTTGGAAAAGAGATATTTTAGTTTCTCGGTGATTGGTTCTTTCATGTTTATTTATTTTTTCTTGGCTTAATTCTCGTCATAATCACGACCATGACATGAACCAATGTTTTGTTTATTTTTGCCGCTTTGCGTTTTAGTTTGTCCACTTCTTTGCAAGAGTTTTCGTAGGCGTTTTTTGTCATTGTGTAAATTAGTAAGCTGATAATTTCATGTCGTCCCGCACTCGGCGCGCGTTTCACTTCACTATCATCTTTGCCTGCTCCGCGTCCATCTCGCAAGAGTAGCAACTCGTCTCAAAACTTCGGCACTCATGTCCATTCCGGCAAGTCCAATTGTAATCTGACGGAAATGCCCTGCCTCCCACGCCTCGCGTAATCTTTACCGCATTTTCTTTTTTCATGTATGTTTCGCACGAGAACTTTCTCATAAATCTACTCTTGCCGTTATCAAAGAACAGAGCGCGAACGCTCACAACTTCATACAAGCGGAGTAATAATCTATGCAACGGGTACGATTTCCTCGGTTTGCGCCTCATTAAAGACGACGAAGCCGCGAAAGTAAGATGAACGCTTGGTTTTGCCGGTCTTTTCGTCTTTCTCGTTTGCCGTCCCGAACGCTCGGCAATAAATGCCGTGCTGTCCTTTCTGCACTTGTCGCCCGGCTGTAAGCCATTGACGAAAGGTCGCAAATCGCGGCGACTCAAAGTTTCCGTTAAGTAACGCGGCTATGTTGCCGCCTTGATATTCAATGCCAGTGGTGGCGTTGAAAGGTATGATTATTTTTGTTGCTTCCATAGTTTTATGGGTTATCGCTTGTGTATGAAGTTGTCAGGGTTCGGAAGTAGCCCGCCGCCCGCTATCCTATCGTTTGAGTCCTTGCGGGACTCTTGCGCGGTTGCGGCGGCGTAATGTATTATGAAGCTACTAGATGATGAGATGAACTGGAGGGCTCGTCTCTCTCTATGGTAGAGTCTACCGCAGGCGTGCGGATATGTAAAGGGGGAAACAGGCGAAAAATGGGGATAGCTGTTTGACGGTATAACATAGCCACATTTCAACTATTGCCGTTTTATTTCGTTTGTGTGGTAATAATTTCCCTGGGGAAACTGATAAAATGCCTTTTCGTAATAGACGCAAATACGTAAAACCGCGCTAAAAAGATATTAAAAACTACTCATATAAGAGTTAAAAACTATCATAGATGGCTATATTTCTTGCAGGAAGGACGGCAGAAAAGCTCGTAGAGGCTGCTAGTGAAGGTAGGAAGTTAACGATAACAGAGGCTGCGAGACAAGTAGGCGCAAGCGTTTCTTACGCTCAAAACGGCACGCTTGTGAAAGCAAAATCGTTCCAAGCTGTCATCGCAAAATGGCGCGAACCTCTTGCAAAAAAGCTCATGCAGGGTGCGTCACACTCTTTTTCAGAAGTCAATAGAAGGCTTAAAAAAAAGACGACAATCAAGGACATTTCCACCCGCGATTTAATCGCAGGCGGCGCAGTAATGTTTGACAAAGCACAGCTTCTCACAGGCGGCCCAACGCAGAGAGTGGAGACTTTGGGCGCATTTTTGTTGAAGTATATTGAATCGGAGCCGCAAGAAGGAGAACAAAGCGCCATAGACGCAAACACTGTTAATAACAACAAGAGTCAACAGGTGGAAAATCCCTCGGTTGAGCCATAAAGGAGGGGGATATGGGGGGTGGGGTAATACCGCAAATGGAGGCGGGTGGTGGAACAGATAAGAGTAAACCAACGCCTATTTTCGGCCTAAAACGCCTACTTTCGGCTTAAATTGTACCCATAACTGCTATTCCCAGTTGCTATTTGTATATCGTTTTTGGCATAATGAACTGATGAAACGATATACAAAAACCTTTCTCCTGCGATTAAGCGATTTACAATTAGCGGAAATAAAGCAAAAGGGTGGTTCAAAGTATATTCGCAGTAAGTTATTTGCGGGTACAAAGCAGAATGTACCCACAAAACCCCGCTCTCTCATCGCCGAATGTACTACAACGGACGAAAACGGTTTACAAACTTTTGACGCTACAATGCTTTCTGAAGCTCGCCGCAAGTCCTCAAATCTTGATGAGGAGTTCAACCCTTACGCGCCCAAGACGGAAGTTATCAATGGCGAGGAATATACGATGGTTTCTGATTTGAAGTGCGAGGAGTGCGGCAGCAACCAATTTCTTAAATACAATAAGTTTCTGCGCCGACCCGCGTGTATGAATTGCACTAAAATAGGGTGGTAGGATATACGAAGGAGGGGGTATAGGGGGGTGGGGGTAGCCGTCTTCGGAAGACCGTCTTTTATGGATAAACAAAAAGAGTACTTTCAAAAATTATTCCGCTCCCCGATATTTCTGATTAAGGAGTTCTGGGGGCTTTTTCCGCAACCGCTTATCTGCGAGAAACAACACAAGCATACCTTCAATTGTTATGGCGAGTTTGTGCTTGGACAGCACATAACGTGGCAACAGACACAAGTTCTTGAAGCGATAGAGGCAGGTAAAAATCGCATTTCCGTAAGGTCGGGAAATGGGATTGGCAAGGACGCTCTGCTCTCGTGGCTTATTCATTGGTATCTCTTTACCCATTATCGGGCGCAAATCGGCTGTACCGCCCCCTCTGCGGACCAGCTCTATGATGTTTTATGGAAAGAACTTTCGGTATGGAATCAAAAATTGCCTGAAACGATTAAGAAGTCGTTTGAATGGACAACCGACAGGTACCGGCTCGCGGAAGCCCCTGAAATATGGTGGGCGAGAGCAAGGACTGCAAGGCGAGAAACGCCCGAAGCGTTTGCCGGTTTACACGGCAAATATGTCTGTCTTTTGGGTGATGAAGCTTCGGCGATAGATGACGCCATCTTCAGCGCGGGTGAAGGCGCGCTTACGGGTGAAAACACTCTTGTCGTTCTTGTCGGGAACCCAACTCGTTTGGAGGGCTTCTTTTACGAAACTCATACCAAGTTCAAAGATAGATGGACGATTTTTGCGTTTAATGGAGAGGAAAGCCCTATCGTAAGACGCGATTTCGTAGAGGAAACGATAGCGAAATATGGTCGCGAGTCGGACGAATTTCGCTGGAAAGTACAAGGCGAGTTTCCGAAATCGGAGGGGATGGACTTGAAGGGCTGGATGCCCCTGCTTTCGGAAGCTGAATTAAAGTTTTGCCCCGATGTCGGCTCGTTCAAGAGTCCCGCGCTCGGCATAGACCCTTCGGGTGAGGGCTCGAATAAAACGGCAATGGTTGTCCGAGACGCATTTATGGCAAAGATAGTATTGGAGGAACAGTTCTCCACTCCGAAAGGCATTGCCGATAAGGCATTGACATTCGGAATCCATTATAGTATTTCAGTTGAAAGAATGGTGATTGACTCATTCGGCGCCGGAAGCAATGTTGGAATGGAAATCTCTCTCTCATCGGGGGAAAGGCCGAGAGCGGTTAATGTCGGCGAAAGAGCGGACGATCCCGAACGATTCGTGAATATGCGCGCGGAATTGTACTGGCGGCTTCGCGAGTGGATTCTGAAAGGCGGCCAGCTGGTGAATCATCCTCATTGGAAGCAGTTGCTTACGATTCGCTATAAACGGACAGGAGCGGGCAAGATTCAGATAATGAGCAAATCTGAATCAAAGACAGTCTACGGCTTTGAAAGCCCCGATTGTTTCATCGCCGGAACCTTAGTAAAGACCCCAAAAGGCAATAGGAGAATAGAGACATTGAAAGTTGGCGAAGAAGTATATTCTCCATTTGGAACTTATAAAATAATAAAAGTGTGGGAAGTAGAGACAAATAAATTGACTACTGTCTCATTTTCTAATGGAAGCGTGATAACAGGTAAGGGCGCGCATGGAATATTTACAAAGAGAGGTTTTGTATGTCTTGACGCTTTAACACTAACTGATATGATAGATACATGGCAGAACCGAATATTGTGGAAATTAAAAAGATGTTTGTTTTTCAGGGACGAAAGTATTGGCTTTCGGGAACTAGCAAATACTTTTACAACGACAGATATTTCGGAACTGGCAAGAAAGATAGGGAAAAGAAAGCGTTACATCACGCAGTATGGGAATTTTTTACAGGACAAATTATCCCAAAAGGAGCTGTTATACACCATAAAGACAAAAATCCTTTCAACAATGCTTTTGAAAATCTTGAACTCAAAGAGGCTTCTTTGCATCGTCGGGAACATTTGGCAGAAAACTTTAAGAATAGCGAATTCCGCGATAAAAATGCCTTACATCTTAAGACCATTCGTTCTCTTGCAAGCAAGTGGCATGGAAGCAAAGAGGGAATTGTATGGCATAGACACCACGCAAAACAACAGTGGCTTTACTGGAAGAAGAAACAATGTATCTGTTTATTTTGCTCTAAACAATTTGAGAGTTTTATGTCAGATGCTACTTTTTGTTCTCGTTCTTGTGAACAGAAAAATACTCAGAAAAGTAAAAGATATTTTACGGATAAAAGAAAATGTCTTTTGTGTAAAAAAGAGTTTATGGCAAATCGGTTTAAAAAAGTTCGGTATTGCTGTCGTAAGTGCGGTATCCGAAGTTGGAAATGCGCAAAAGGTCTATAATTTAACTCTTGAGAAGGATAATGCGTATTACGCAAATGAAATACTCGTAAATAATTGCTCTGATGCTCTTATGCTTTCCTTCCTTGGCGATAATGAGCCGATAAGAGGAGTCAAACGCTCCGAAATGTCGGCCAGTGAGATAGCAAAAGTAACAGGAATCTACTGAAAAGGTCATCGGCAGTTGCATTTTTTATCCTATTTATTGTATAATAACGCGAAACAGACGAGTTTTTAGTGGCAATTCCCGCAAAAATCTTAAAACGCAGAGATTATCTGCTTGAAAGAGCGGAAAAGATGCTGAAAGCGATAAAGACGGCGCAGTCCGCTTTTGTGGATGGCAAAGTCATTCCGACCATTATCCGCCATAAGGATGACCCGTCATCCAAAGCCGAAGACCTCCGCGATTTATATTCGGATATAAGCGAGAAAGGCAATCTTGATTTGGAACTTTATTTTGCCCGCTTGGACGCATTTAAGCTCGGGAACGGATTTCTCAAAACTATTTATTG